GACCGCCTAGCTGCGAAGCGACTCGGAGTCCCCATGTATGAGGTACGTGTCCGCGTGTACGCGGACACCGAGAAGAAAGAGAGCAAGTAATGGCTGGAGAAACCGTCATCACTGTCATCGGTAACCTGACCGCTGACCCCGAACTGCGATGGACGCAGTCCGGCGCCGCCGTCGCCGACTTCACCGTCGCCTCAACCCCCCGAACCTACGATCGTAACGCCGGCGAGTGGCGCGACGGCGACACCCTCTTCATGCGCTGCTCCGTATGGCGCGAGACCGCTGAGAACGTCGCCGAGTCGCTGCGCAAGGGCATGCGCGTCATCGTTCAGGGTCGCCTCACCCAGCGCTCATACGAAACCCCGCAGGGTGAACGTCGCACGGTCGTTGAGCTGCAGGTCGACGAGGTCGGCCCCTCCCTGCGCCGCGCACGCGCGCAAGTCACCCGCAACCAGCCGCAGCCCGCGAGCGCGGGCGGCTTCGGGGCGGGGTCTGCGTCTGGTCCTGGTGAGGGTGGGTGGGCGCCAAGCGCGATGCTAGACGCACCGCAGCATGACCCGTGGGGAGCGCCTGCTGCCCCGTCTGAGCCGCCGTTCTGATGGAGCGGCATTGTCCGGACTGCGGCGAGGTTCTCGCTGCCGGGCACGCGCGTTGCAGGCCGTGCTTCCGGCGGTTCGAGGCTGAATACCAGCGGAAAACCGAGCGTGACTGGATGAGGCGCAACTTCCCGGAGTTCCGGCCCCGGGACTTGTTCCCGGAGGACTACTGGGAACAGTCGGAGATCAAGAAAACAACCGTAAAGGAGGACAACTAATGGCCTGGGTCCGAGTCGGCGACGAAGCACTGAGCCACCCGAAGCTCATGAGCTTGTACGACATCGAGGGTGCTGAGGACATCTCGATCATCGAGATGTTCGGCTTCCTCATGGCGCTCGCGACGTACTCGGCCAAGCACTTAACGGATGGAATTATCGAGAGGGGAGCGGCCTTCCGCGACGGCGAGCGCTCGCGGGTTGTGCGCCTCATCGATGCGGCGGTAGCCGCAGAACTGCTTACGTGGGTTGAGGTGGACGGCGCGAAGAAACTGCGCCTGTTCACGGACGAGGAGTTTATTCACGTCCAGCCCCGTGAGGAGGTCATGCGTCGCCGCGCACGGTCGCGGGAGAATCGCGACCCGAATAAAAAGGCTGCTGTGATCTTCCGCGACGGCGATCAGTGTCGGTACTGCGGGAAGGTCGTGCGGTGGACTGGCCCGAAAGGTTACAACCTCGGCACGCTCGATCACGTGGACCCGGACTCACTGGGGGACGCCCCGGTCGAGGGTCTCGTGGTCGCCTGCTATGAGTGCAACTCCTCGCGCGGTCACGCGCGGGAAGCGTTCGACGCAGCCTCGCCGCTGCGTCCCGTCCCGACCACGCCCTATTACGGAGTGTGGTCGGCAGAATTCCTCACCAGGTACGGATATGAAGCCGCGCCGTCCGTGGATCCGGGTACGCCCGTTGACCCCGCCTCAGAGACGCCCGCGAGGGGCGTTCTCCCGGGCCGAGGGTCCGGAGCGCCTGTTGAACCCGGGCGCGGCTCCAGCGGCCCCACTGAGGCCGCTGTGCGTGACCCCGGTGCATCCGAGAGATGCACGTCCGAGGGTCCGCGTATTCAACCTAGTCCGGACTCAAGTCCGAACCATAGTCCGACGCCGAAGGGTATCAGGTCGAATACTCTCGGGTCGGGTAGGGACGGGACGGGCCGGGCAGGCAAGGGAAGGGCAGGCACGGGCCAGGCCGGGAAGGGCCAGGCCGGGCACCCGCGCACACCTCAGCAGCAAAACAACAAGCGGAACCGTAGAAGGAGAAGAAGATGACCGAGAAGGAAAAGCTGAGGGGAAAAGTAGAAGATGCGCTCTCGGCACTAGTACAGGCAGGGCACGGAGACCAAGCAGTGACCGGGGCGTGGGTGATCTGCGCTGAGGTCATGGTCCCCGGCAAAGAAGATGTCACAGTCTTTATGCACGACGGTGGAGGCTCGATGCTCGCACGCCGCGGACTCATCGAATGTACTCGCGACCAGCTCGCCTCATGGGTGGAGGGCTACGATGACTGAACACAGCGACCGCAGGGTTTGTCCAGTGACTGGTGAGCCTCTCCTCGATGGAGAGTTCCTCTCTCGCGGCGGCGCTGCCCGCGTCCGTGTGGCGACCGCATCGATGCCCGGCCTGATGAGTGATCTCGCCTATGCTGCGTCGCACGGCGTGCGCACGGGTGAGCAGGTCGGCGGCGCGGGTGTCCCGTCGTCGCGGGCGCCTCTCAACCTGGCATTGATGATCGAGGTTGACGAGATGTGCGACTCGATCCTCACCTGGGCAACGCTCCTCCTGTCGCACGTGATGGGGCCGGCCTACTGGGTGAAGCAAGGCAACTGGTGGGGCGTGGCGGATGTGTTCAAGACTCATGAGGATAAGCTGCGACGCTGGCCCGAGGCAGCTCAGTGTGCGGACGAGGTTCTCTACTCGGTCGCCCGCTTGGAGCGCCTCGCCTCTCCCGGCAGGCAGCGTCTCGTGTTCGTCGGAGAGTGCAGCGCCTGCGGGGCAGACCTACTGGTCCGCGACCCAGATGAGGAGACGACGACCTGCCGGGAGTGCGGAGCGGTCGAGCAGATCGCCGACGCCTGGGACCGGCTCCTCACGAAGGCGCGTGAGTCTCTGCTGCCTCGCACTCGAGCAACTCGCGTCGCTGAGATCCTGGCAGGTGTGCAGGTCAAGGACTCAACCGTGAGGAAGTGGCAGCAGCGAGGGAGGGTGGCCCCGGCATCGAGGGAGGGGGGCATCCGTCTGTACAGGGTGGGGGACATTGAAACTCTTGCTCTCCAGCACTTGACCAGCTCGTAGCGCGTGTCGCTTGCGCGCGCGGGTGTCACGGTGTATTTTGCTAACGTGGCCCCGCGCGTAAGCGATGGGGCTTCTGCCTTATACGGCATCCGCGCACATGCGTTGACCCCCGCTCTTCTCGGCCCCGATGGAGCGGGGGTCTCCGCATACCTGGGAGGTGGTCGATGTGGCGACCTCACGCACAGGCACTGCGCAGTACAAGCACTGGCGCAAGCGAGTGCTGATCGCAGCTCGCGACGCCGGCATCGCGCAGTGTCCACACTGCGGCGTGCGCCTGGACTACACGCGAGGACTGCAACCGAACAGCGCCGAGCCGGATCACATCCTGCCGGTCCGTTGGGGTGGAAAGAACACGCTCGAAAATGGTCGAGTCCTTTGCCGCAGGTGCAATCAATCTCGTGGAGACGGGACGCGCCCGAAGGTGAAACCGCGCAGAGCGGCCTCCGTCGACGTAGACTGGTGACAGATTCAGTCGGCGGATACGGGGATTTACCCCTCCCCCCGCCTACCCCTAGCCCCCGGTACGCTTAGCGCCATACCCCCCCGTTATTTCCGGGGATGTCGCGCAAAAACGGTGGCTGGGGGTTTTCGTTTAGGGGCGGCTCGCCTGGCGCGTTTATGGGGCATCTGGGATAGACGGTAGGCGATTTCGGCGGTTTCGCCCAGGACTAGGGGGTTGGAATTGGCTGAGAAGAAGGCGAAGGCATCGAGCGCTCGCGGGCGTAAGACTTCGGCGAAGAAGGCCGCGGCGAAGAAGGAACCGGAGGTTCCGGCATTTGATGCTCGCGCTCAGCGCACAAAGCTGCTGGACGCGACGTTGCAGTCGATTGAATATGCCGAGTTTGACAAGCGTGCGCCGCTGATTCGTGAGGCTCGGGCGTTGATTTCTGAGCTGGCCGGCCCGGCTGTTGTAGTCGAGTCGAAGGAGGAGGGAGACAACGTTGTCAACTTCCAGGACCAGCTCGCACGGCGACGGTCAAACGCCTCGGGTACGGGTCGCCGCTAAGCGCCGCGCAAAGACTTTCGGAGACATCGCCGGAGAGTTCGCCGCGAACTTCGGGCTGACCCCTGACCCCTGGCAGAATCTCGTCCTCGAGGACTGGCTCGCTGCGTCCACAAAGGACGAGTGGAAGCACATGACATGCGGGCTGTCCATTCCTCGCCAGAACGGCAAGAACGCGCTTCTGGAGATCCGCGAGCTTTTCGGCATGGTGCTCCTAGGAGAGAAGATCCTTCACTCCGCGCACGAAGTCAAAACAGCTCAGGCACACTACCGGCGATTCAAGCATTTCTTCGGGAATAAGGCGAACGACGAGTCGGCAGACTTCCCAGAGCTGAACCGCCTCGTGACGAACGTCCGTAACGTGAACGGCCAGGAGTCGATCACGCTCACGAACGGCGCAGAGCTGCGAGTCATCGCTCGCTCGAAGTCGTCAGGCCGTGGCTTTACAGCCGACGTGATCGTTTTCGACGAGGCACAGGAACTGACTGAGGACGCTATCGAGGCCTTGCTCTCGACGGGCTCGGCTGGCGACCTCGGTAACTCGCAGATCCTCTACACGGGCACGCCGCCCGGGCCGAACGCATCGGGCGCCGTGTTCACGCGTCAGCGCGCGCAGGGCCTCTCGGAGCATCCGGGCCCGATGTGCTGGCACGAGTGGTCAGCAGACCCGGACGGGCCTGTCAACCTCGACGACAAGGGCGTCTGGATCGCGACGAACCCCGCGATCACGGCGGGGCGCATGAAGATCGCTTTTGTCGAAAACGAGCGTAGAACGCTCAACGAAGAAGGCTTCAAGCGTGAACGACTGGGCATGTGGCCGGCGAACGCGGGTGCCTCGCGCGCGATCGACCAAGCGACGTGGGATGCATCCGTCGCGGAAGCGCCGGAGGACGGCATCCGCTCGTTCGGCGTGTCATTCAGCGCCGACGGTAAGCGCATGGCGCTCGCGGGCGCGATGAAGGAAGGCACGGGAGCGTCCGCGCGCTTCCATGTGAACGCGATCGATACCTACACGGGATCGACCGCTGCGGGCGTTTCGGCGCTCGCGGAATGGCTTGCCGAGCGTGTCGACAGGACGGCGCAGATCAATCTTCTTGGCGGCGCTGGTGCGGCGGCGTTGTCGGACGCGCTGGACATGCGGGGCGTGCCGAAGAGGCTCGTCCACATCATGACGACGGGTGAATACTTCGAGGCCTGCGGCCTGCTCTTTGAGGGCCTGCGAGCTGGCCAGGTCACGCACCCGGCGGGCGAGCCGGAGGACGCGCTCAACGCTTCGGTGGCTGTCGTGGACCGGCAGATACGTCGACGCGACGGCGCTTACGGCTGGTCGGCCTCGACCCCAGACGGGGACGAGACGCCGCTAGAGGCGGTATCGGCTGCTTTGCACGCGGCCAAGACGACGAGGCGTAGGCCTAAAGGGAAAACTGGGAGGAGGGCGATCGTCCTATGAGTCTGACGAGGATCCCGGCGCTGCCGGGGCTGACCGACACCGAGAAGAGCCAGCTGCGCCTCATGCAGGACAGGATCACGGCGAAGCAGTCGAAGAACGCGCTTCTTGACGTGTACTACGAGGGGCATCGAGCCTTCCAGGATCTCGGAATCTCGATCCCGCCGCAGATGCAGCGCACGCGCGCCGCTCTCGGCTGGCCGCAAAAGGCTGTGCAAGCCCTCGCTAGGAAGCATGTTTTCGAGGGCTACACCGTCGGCGGTCTGACCGACACCTACGACCTGGCCGGGCTTCTCGCGCGCAATGAATTCGAGACGGAGCTCGCGCAGGCGATCACCAGCGCGTACAAGCACTCGGTCTCGTTCCTGACTGTCGCCGCTGGTGACGTGACGCGCGGCGAGCCGCCCGTCATGATCCAGGCGCGCGACGCGAAGTGGACAACGGCCCTGTGGGATCAGCGCACGCGCACGCTGGAGGCCGCGCTCGCTCTGGAGGCCTCGACCGCTGAGGGCACGGAGCAGTACGAGAACACGATCACGGGCGCGACGATGTACACGCGATCGTTCATCATTCATTTCTCCCGCCAGCCCGGCTCCGCAGCCTGGCACCTAGAGCGGATGGAGACCCCGACGGGCCGCGTCCTCGTCGAGCCGCTGGTCTATGACCCGCAGCTCGGACGACCGTTCGGGCGCTCGCGTATCACGACAGAGGTCCGGTATCTGACGGACGCGGCGGTGCGCACGCTGATGCGCGCCGAGACGGGCGCTGAATTCTTCTCCAGCCCGCAGCGATACGTCCTCGGCGCATCCGAGGACGCATTCACGGGCATGGAGAGGTGGTCAGCGATCACGGGGCGCCTGCTCGCACTCACGGTCAACGAAGAAGGCTCAACGCCTACCGTCGGCCAGTTCACGCAGCTGTCGATGGAACCGCACCTCGCGATGTATCGCCAGCTCGCGCAGAACTTCTGCGCGGCGACGAACCTTCCGATGAGCACGGTCGGCATCTTCGGTGATAACCCGGCGTCGGCGGAGGCCATGCAGGCCGCTGAGTATCAGCTCTCCGACGAGGCCGACTACCAGTGGCGTATCTTCACGCCCGCGCTGCGTCGCCTCCTCCAGGACGTCCTCATGATCCGCGACCGCCTCACGGCCCCGCCCGAGGAATCGTGGGACATGGCAATCAATTACACGCCGACCCGGTATGTGAGCCCGCAGGCAAGCGCTGACGTGATCTCGAAGATCGCCTCTGCCCTGCCGGACGTCGCGACGACGACAGTCGGCCTGCGTCGCGCCGGCTTCACGCAGGCAGAGATCGAGCAGGTCAGAGCGGAGAACGCGCCCGGCAAGGCAGCGTCTCTCCTCGAACGGCTCGCAGGTGCAGGCAACCTCGACGCGCCAGCCGCTCCCGAACAGCAGACGCAGGAAGCGGGGGGGGGGAGCTGAGGATCCCGTCGCGCTGAAAGCAAAGTTCGACGCGCTCGGCGTCGCGATCCGCGCAGGCATTGAGCCGCAAGACGCAGCGCTGAGGCTCGGCCTCGAAGGCCTGCGCTTTACCGGCGCTGTCCCCGTATCCCTGCGCATGCCAGAGGCAGACGCAGACAAGCTCGAAGCGAAGTAGCGGGCAGGAGGCGAGCCGCGTGTCACGTACAAGGAAAGAGATCACGCGGTTCGCCAAAGCCCAGAAGCAGTGCGCAAGACTCGCAAAACGTGACCTCGAGCGCTTCTGGAAAAAGCTCGACACGACCGACGTCGTCGCATGCCGCGAAGCGCTGGAGGACTTCCTCCCCCAGCTCGTGCAGGCATACGGCAACGTCGGCGGGCAGCTCGCCGTCGAGTGGTACGACCGCCTGCGACGAGCTGCCGGCGCTCGCGGCGAGTACACGCCGAAGCCTGCGCCGTTGCCTCGTATCGAGGTAGTGCATGCCAGGATCCGCAGTGCGCTGAACCCGTTGGCCCGCGCCGGGGATGCTGAGGCCTCGCTGGAGGCGCTGTCTGAATCGACGGAGAGCTGGGTGAAAAACTCGGCGCGGCAGACGGTCTCAGACGCCGCGGCGAAGGATCCCGCGAAGGTGCGTTTCGCCCGCGTCCCGACCGGCGCGGTGACTTGCTCGTTCTGCATGATGCTCGCCTCGCGCGGCTGGATCTACGCCTCGGAAAAGTCCGCTGGTGCGTTCGATCGCTACCACGCGCACTGCGACTGTCAGGTCGTGCCCTCATGGGCCAGCAAGCCCGCAAGTATCGCGGGCTATGACCCGGAGGAGATCAAGAAGAGGTACGACGCCGGAGAGTTCGAGGAGGACACGCGCAAGCGATCCGGCGGTCGCAAAAAGCCGACAGAAGAAGCATCTGACGGTAACTGAGTTTCCCCTACGCGAGGGGCAAATCGCGGAACCATGAGCGCCGACGGGCGCCGCACAAGTACGGACAAACAGGAGACACCATGCACACCACTGACACCAACACCGGCAACACCGACACCGCCGCAACGGAAGCGACCGATAACCAGGCCGCAGCCGCCGAGCGTCACGCCTTCACGCCGATCACGACGCAGGAGGATCTGGACAAGGTCATCGGCGCACGCCTCGCGCGAGAGCGCGACAAGTACGCCGACTACGACGACCTCAAGGCCGCAGCAAGCAAGCTCGCCGACGCCGAGGCCCGTCTCGCACAGATCGACGCTCAGGCCGCGCTCGACAAGATCCGCAACGACGTCGCCAAGGAAGCCGGAGTCCCCGCCGACCTGCTGCGCGGCTCGACCAAGGACGAACTGACCACACACGCATCCGCGCTCGCGGCGGCGTTGAAGGCGCAGCCTTCGGTGCCTGTGATCCCGACGCAGGGGGCAACCCCGAGTGTCTCCGAAGCTGATTCGGCTCGCCGCGCTTTCGCGCAGGAGCTTTTCGGCTCGAAATAAACTCTCATCTCTCGAAAGGAGCCAACTGTGGCTATTTTCAACACCACCAACACGTCCGTGCTGCTGCCCCGCGAGATCGCGGACGGCATGGTCAAGAAGTCTCAGTCCCTGTCGACCGTCGCGCTGCTCTCCCAGCAGAAGCCGATGCGCTTCGGCAAGCAGGACATCATCGTGTTCGACAACCTGCCGAAGGCTGAATTCGTCGAGGAAGGCGCCGATAAGGCCTCGACCACGGGCTCGTTCTCGTCCGTGTCTGTCGCACCCCACAAGGCGCAGGTCACGATGCGTTTCTCTCAAGAGGTCATGTGGGCTGATGAGGACTACCAGCTCGGCGTCCTCGACGAGCTGGCACAGGCCGGCGCTGAGGCACTGTCTCGCGCTCTTGACCTCGGCCTCTACCACGCGATTAACCCTCTGACGGGTGCGAAGGTCGCGTCGTGGACGAACTTCGCTGCCGCGTCGACGAAGGTCGTCGAGATGAAGGGCAAGACCGCTGAGGCCGACGTCGCCTTCCGCGCCGCTGTCGGTCAGGTCGTGAACGGCACGAACCCGGCGATGGTCACGGGCGCTGCCTTCGACCCGAAGTTCTCCTGGGCGCTCTCGGAGCTGCGTCGCAAGGATGGCGCGGGCGACACCTCCGATCAGCGTTACCCGCAGCTGGGCTTCGGCACGAACGTCTCCGAGTTCCTCGGCGTCCCGGTCGCTCAGGGCAACACGGTCTCGGCGACCCCCGAGGCGACCGACACCAAGGTCCGCGCGATCGTCGGAGACTTCACGAACGGTGTCCGCTGGGGTATCCAGCGTCAGCTGCCCGTCGAGCTGATCCAGTTCGGCGACCCTGACGGCCAGGGCGATCTCAAGCGCAAGAACCAAGTGGCGCTGCGACTTGAGACCGTCTACGCCTGGTACGTGTTCACCGACCGCTTCGCCCTCGTCAAGGAAGCAGCGGCCTGAGATGGAACCGTGGGCTACACCAGGAGACCTGGAGGCCCGCTGGCGACCGCTGGCAGACGCTGAACGCGCCCGCGTGAGCATGCTCATCGAGGACGCGCAAAGCCTCGTAATGGACGAGTGCCCGAACTGGCAGACCACCAGTTCGGGCACTCGCATCCGGGTCATCTGCGCGATCGTCAAGCGCGCGATGACAGCGCCGTTCGCTGACGAAGGTCTCACGGGAATCTCAGCAGCCACGGAGACCACCGGCCCGTTCTCACAGCAGCTAACGTTCGCGAACCCGTCCGACGACCTCTACCTCACCAAGGCTGAGCGCCGAGCGTTCGGCGCAGGACGTGGCCGCGCACTCGAGATCGACCTCCTCGCATCACGGGAGGAATCCTGATGATGCAGAAGTGGCGAACACCAGTGCAGGTAGAAGGCCGCACGCGACGCGACGCGGACGGATACCTCGTGCAGGACAGTACGGAGCGGCTCATCCCCGGGTGCCTCATCGCACCCGGAGCGTTCACAGTCCCGGGCCTACTGGAGTCACCGACGTCAGAACAGCCAGACGACCAGGCAACGCTGTACGCCCCGCCGGACGCGCAGTTCAAGGTCGGCGACACAATCGTCGTCCCGCGAGCTCACCCGCTCGGCGGGAAATGGCAGGTCGAGTCCAACCCCTCGCCCTGGCCGCGCGGCGTGGCCGTGACCATCAAACGGAGGTAACGACGTGAGCGGCTTCAAGCGCGATACGCAAGCGATCGACGCTTTCCTGCGCAGCGGAGCCCTCGCGCCAGCACTCCTCAAAGAAGCAGAGCAGCTCAGAGCCGCCGCCGCCGCAGCCGCACCTCGCGGCTCATCGGACAAAGGCGGGCACCTCGCAGACTCATACAAAGCCGAGACAACGAAAGCCCCGCTCTACCAAGGCGGGCCTGTACGCGACATCGGCAGAGTCTACAACGACGCACGCCACGCGCTCGCGGTGGAATTCGGACACCGAAGCAAAGCCGGGAACCCAGTACCGGGCGCGCACACGCTCGGCAAGCTGATCGGCTCGAAGTCTAAGAGGAAGCGCCGCAAATGACGTACACCGACGCAGTCCAGGTCATCCGCGATGCAATCACCGCGGCGACCGGCATACCAACCGCGCGAGTCCTGCAGCCCGGCTTCACAGACGGGCCGCTCCCACTCGCACACGTCTCACTCGTACAAACCCAGCCGGGGGACTACGACCGAGACGACACGATCTCCATCTCCATCTACGCAAAGACGCCAGCCTCACCCGCCGAAGTCGGAGCCGCCGCGCTCGCGGACCAGGTCGAGGGGGCGCTCAGCGTCCGTCCAGTGGTCGGGTCTAGCGGATGGGTAGATGCGGCGGAGGTCGACTCAACCCTGGGCGTGCAGCCTTACTTCGAGGCTGTCGAGGTCGTTCATATGACGGCAACGGTCACGCACAGGCCAATCTCAGAATGACATCAACTGACATGAAGGGAAGGCTCGCATGACCACCATCGAAGCCCTCAAGAAGAAGCATAACCGCACGACGAACGTCCGTAAGGGCTTGAACGCGCTGGCGTTCCTGGCCCCGATGACGGCGACGGTTCCGGAGGCGATCACCGACGCAGGCGGTGCCCTCAAGGAGATCCCGACGGACTTCCTGCCGCTTGGCCTGATCTCGACGGACGGCATCACCAACTCTGCCGACGCGAACACGGAGGACGTGGAGGCGCTCGGCTATGCCGAGGCCGTCCGCACCGACCTCACCAAGGCGCCTAAGACCGTGAAGTTCACGGTCCTTGAGCCGATCCGCAAGACCATTCAGCAGTTGGTCTATGGCATCGATCTCTCGCAGACCAAGGCGTCCAAGACCACGGGTGAGATCGTTTTCGACGAGGCCGCGACCCCGGCTCTCGCCGAATACCGTCTGCTGATGGTCATGGCTGACGGCCCCGCCGCCGATGAGTGGATCGTCGGTCGTTGCTACCCGCGCGTGAAGCTCTCGTCCCTGCCGGACGAGAAGTGGGCAGCCAGCGACGCGATCCAGTTCGACCTGGAGTTCTCGGCCTTCATGGACGAGACAGCCGGCACTTCCTGCCGCCACTACATCGGTGGCTCCGGCGCGATCCGTCACCGCGACGCGATCGGCTTTGAGCAGGCCAACTGACCTGCTCTCGATCTCGGGCGGGCCGTGGTTGATCTCCCCACGGCCCGCCCGTCCACACCTCACGCATGGAGATCCCCTCACGGATAGGACCCCTCATGAAGTTCCTCAAGACTGTCAAGACCGATACCGGCGACGAGCTCCAGCTTGAGCGCGAGACCGACGCTGCCGTCGAGCAGAACCAGCTCATCTCGCAGGGCTGGGACCCCGCCGACGACTCGAAGGACGGCGGCGAGAAGCCGACGCTGCCTGCGCCTCCCACCTTCAACAAGTAACCAACCGCCAGACAAATAACTAGGAGATCACACATGTCTGACCAGATGAAGCCCACGTTCACGTTCAATGCCCTCGCGAAGCTGGAGAAGGCTGCGGCCCCGGCCCCGTTCACTTTCGGGATCGGAAGCCAGGTCATCGCCTTCCCAGATCCGTTGAGCCTCACGCCCGAGGCCGCTGAGAAGTTCATGGCCGCGATGGAGTCCTCGAAGGCTCCGACGCAGATGATCCGCACCTGGCTAACCGCTGAGGATGCGGAACTTCTCCTCAGCAAGCTCAACATGCGCCAGCTCGGCATCCTGATCCGTCAGGCTTCCGAACACTATCAGGGCATGCTGGGCGACGCGGGGGAAGGCAACGCCTCTACGACCGATTGACTCGGTACGAGAGGCAGATCATCTCTGATCTAGCGGAGCAGGGCTGGGATGCGCCGGCCCTGTTCCGTGCCCGCCGCTGGCGCTTCCTGCTCACGCTCATCGACGGCCTCGGGTCGACGAGCAGGACGACCGTTGCGATCCTCAACGACCCGGATCGCTTCGAGGAGATCGCGCGCAGCGTCGCAGAGACCGAAGCGACCGCCGATGATACCGAGGCACGGATGCGTGAGCAGACGCCCGTCGTGCGTCTGCTGCAGGACATCTTTGATCTTGTGGCTGGCGCCTTCGGCCATAAGGAACCTTATCCGCGTCCGGTGTCGGCGGTCGAGCTCGCACTCGAGGATGCGCGCACCGATCACCTTCACAGCTTCCGAGACGAAGCCATGAAGGCCCTCCTCCCCCACTGGGAGGACAACGAAGAATAACTGCAGAGAGGAACCCCAGAATGGCTGGAGTCTACAAGGCGGGCACACTGTACGTCGATGTCGTTCCCTCCATGAAGGGTTTCTTCAAGACAGTAGAGGCCGACGCTAAGGCTCAGCTGCCAGACATCGGGAAGAACGCCGGTAAGGATCTAGCGAACAGCATACGCTCAGGCGTCGGCTCCTCCGGCGCGCAGGTCGCCAAGAGCATTAGTCAGCCTATCGACGCTGCCGCCACTGAGGCGAAAAACAGCGTCGACAAGATGACGAAGAGCATGCAAGCCTCGACCGGCGGCATGCAGAAAGCTGCGGAGGGCGCGGGACGCAGCTTCACGACGATGGGCGCCGAGGCAGGCCGGAGCCGCAGCCCTGTCGAGTCCGCATCGCGTGACCTCGACGAGGCCGCGCAGGCAGCGGAGCGAGCGGCTAAGGGCACGCGCGAGGCGGGCTCGAGCTTCTCCTCTATGGCTGGCTTCGCGCAGAACGCGATCGCGCCTCTGGCGGCAATGGCCGCAGCCGTCGGCATCGGTGGCTTCGTCTCTGAGGCTATCGCCGCGTCCGACGCCACCCAGAAGTTCGCGGACACGCTGAAATTCGCAGGCATCGAGCCTGATCGGATCGAGGAGCTGGGAGCCGCTGCGCAGAAATATGCCGACGAGACCGTCTACGATCTGTCGGATATTCAGGGCATCACGTCGCAGCTTGCGGCGAATAACGTCAAGGATTTCGACAAGCTCGCCGAAGCGGCAGGCAATCTGAACGCGGTCGCGGGCGGCAGCGCGGAGACGTACAAGCAAGTTGGCCTGGCGCTCGTGCAGGTCAACGGCGCCGGGAAGCTGGCGACGCAGGACTGGAATCAGATCGCGAACGCAATCCCCGGCGCATCCGGCAAGATCCAGAAGGCCCTCCTCGACGCGGGCGCGTACACCGGGAATTTCAGGGACGCTATGGCCCAGGGCCAGATCAGCGCAGAGGAATTCAACGAAGCTCTCCTGAGCCTCGGCTTCGACGAGGTCGCAGCGAACGCCGCTCGCGACACGAGCCGTATTGAAAACGCCGCCGGAAACCTCCAGGCAACCATTATGGGCGGCGTAAAGGATCTCGTCGACTACATGAAGCCCACGATCACGGACCTGATGGGCTGGCTGTCCGACATGTTCTCGAATGCTTTCGGGTGGATCAAGGAGCACAAAGACCTGCTGGTCGCCCTGGGTGAGGGGATCGGCGTTGCGGTCGCCGCGTACTGGGGCTTCTCGGTCCTGACACAGGTCATCGAGTGGATCAAGAACACGACCTTGGTCCAAGAGGGGCTCAACGCCGCTATGGCTGCGAACCCCATCGGCTTGGCTGTCGTGGCTATCGGCGCGCTCGTCGCAGGTCTGATCTACCTGTACAACACCAACGAGGACGTGGCGAACGCGATCAATGCCCTCGGCTCGGGTATCGCGGAGTTCTGGACGACCAACGTCACACCCGTGATCGATGCTTTCGTCGACTACACGAAGAACACGCTGGTCCCGTCTATCGAGTCGGCGTGGGGCATCCTCACTACAGGCGACTACGACGGCCAGCTCTTCGGGCTCGAAGAGGACTCAGCCCTCGTCGATTTCTTCTTCACTCTGCGGGACGCGCTCCTCGCAGTCGGCGAGATCTCCTACAGGGCGTGGACGGACCAGATCAAGCCGTCCCTTGAGGCGGCGTGGGACTGGATCTCCGGCACACTCTGGCCGGGCCTCCAGAACCTCTGGAGCACCGTATTGCAGCCGCTGTTTGAGGGGATAGGCTCGGGCCTCGCGCTCGCCTGGACCGCAATCATCCGACCCACCCTCATGGCCCTGTGGACAATCATCTCCCGGGTCATCTGGCCTGTCCTACAAACCCTCTGGGAGAACGTCGTCAAGCCACTGTGGGAGGGCTTCGCCTCCTCGGCACAGTCAGCATGGGCGATCATCTACCCGGCCATGCAGGCGCTCGCGGCATTCTTCCGAGACACGCTCATGCCCACGCTGTGGAGCTTCTGGCAGGATGTAGTCGAGCCGGTCTGGACGAACGTGTCCACGTTCATCATGGCTGCGTGGGACAACGTGCTCTACCCGCTGTTTGATCTGCTGGTGACGGTTATTTCGGGCTCTGTCGGCCTGGCCTTCCAGGGCCTATGGGCAACCGTCACGATGGTCTGGAATGGGATCAGCTCGGCGATCCAGACGGTCTGGGGCATCCTCTCTCCGATCTTCTCTGCGATTGGCAGCGCGATCTCCTTGACGCTCGGCCCGACCTTCACGTGGCTGTATGACTCGGTCATTAAGCCGGTTTGGGATCAGATCTCGTCGGCGGTGCAGGTCGCGTCCTCTGTCCTGATCGACGTCGTCTTTCCGGCGATCAAGAACGCTATCGGCGGCATGAAGGAGAGCTTCGAGTCGTTCCGCCAGTCGGTCGAGTCCGTGTTCGAGAAGGTCAAGGGCGCCGCCGCAAAGCCGATCAATTTTGTCATTACGACTGTATATCGTGACGGCATTAAGGCCGCGTTCGATACGATCGCCGCGAAGGTCGGTCTGTCCGTCCGTCTCCCGGACGTGAAGGCTATCCCGGCCTACGCGACCGGCGGCGTTTTCTCCACCATGACACCCGGGTACTCCCCGGGCAAGGACATCTATCACTTCTACAGCCCGGACGGCGGCGGCGCGCTTCGTCTGTCCGGCGGCGAGGGCATCATCCGGCCCGACGCTCTGCGCGCTCTCGGCGGGAAGCCCTGGCTTGACAGGGTCAACGCCTCGCGCGGCTCAGGCCTCGCGACGGTCGGAGAGACAGGACGCCGCCGCGGCGAGGTCGCCTTCGCTAACGGTGGCATCTGGAACGCAGTCAAGGGCGGCTTCGCAGGCGCCCTGGATTGGGTCAAGGAGACGACGGAGGCGGTCGCGGAGATCGTTACCGATCCCGCCGCCGCGATTACGAACCTGGTGCTCACGCCCGCGCGTGAGCTGTTGTCCCCGAAGGACGGTAGCTTCTGGGAGTCCGTCGCATATGGCATCCCGCCGATGCTGTTCGACGGCCTCAAGAGCCTGTTCACCTCGAAGGTCAGCGAGTCCGGCCTCTCCGGCGGTGCAGGCCTCGTCGGCGCAGCAATGAAGGCCGTCCTCATGGGCGTTCCCTACGTCTGGGGCGGCTCGGGCATCCCGCCGGGCCTGGACTGTTCCGGTCTCGTTTACTGGGCGGCGCAACAGCTCGGCCTTGGCTGGCCGCGCCTTACCGCAGCCGGATACCAGTCCGGCTCGACCCCGATCCCGTGGGGATCGGCAACCCCCGGCGACCTCCTCTACTGGGGATCGCCCGCCTGGCACGTAGCCGTTTACGCGGGCAATGGTCAGATGATCGAGGAACCCAGGCCCGGCCTGAGCGCTCGCAAGACCGCGATCTGGGGATCCCCCAGCGTCGGCAGGTACGGTGGCGCGCGCAAGTACGACCGCGGCGGTTGGCTCCCCGACGGAGTCACTGCAGCAGTCAATCAGACCGGCCAGCGCGAAGCGATCCTCACGGCTCGTCAGTGGGCCGACGTGTCCGCGCTCGCGGCCAGCGGTGCGGGTGCTGGCGTCTCGTTGGAGGGCGCTCAGGTGAATCTGATCCTCGATGACGGCATCCAGTTCAGGGCGCACGTCGAGGGTATCAGCGCAGGTGTCCTCGCTCGCAGGAAGCAGCTCGCAGGAAGGAGCCGATGATGGTGCGGACAAATCTTTGCCCGAATCCCTCGTTCGCGTATGGGACGAATAGCTGGGCAAAGTATGCTCCATCATCGCTCCGAATCGCGTCTGATCCGGCTTCGTGGGGCGGGCATGAACGTCAGTCGCCAACATATCTGGTGGTTGACGTGCCCGCCCAGCTGCAGGGCCAGGTCGCTACTCCTGGGGTGGTTCCCGTATCGGCGGGGCAGGCGCTGGCGGTGTCGGCCTTGGTTCGCACGAGTCCTGGTATCGGCCTTGCCGTCCGCGTCGAGTGGACGGTCGCAGGTCGCAGTCAGGTCGCGTCTGCGCCGCTGCTGCTGACGTCGAGTGCGGAGGGCGATCGCCCGACGTGGGTCCACGTGGCCCCGGCGGGCGCCACGCAGGCGCGCGTGCGCTTTGAGGTCCACACCTCGGGCGCTCGGGACAATAAGCCCGGGTGGCTCCACCTGGACGACGTCATGATCGTCGCCGCGGCGTCCGTCGAGGAGGCTGTCGCTGACGCGGCGACTTTCTTCGACGGGGATACGCCTCAGCAGCGGATCGGCTACTCGCAGCGGGCTATCACTCACCAGTGGACGGGCACGAAGGGCCTGTCTGCGTCGCGTGAGGTTGAGAGCGCGCTGGATATGACGCGCGAGCCGGTCGCGGTCGTCGAGGACGGCCAGGCCCCGCGCGTCCAGGTCATCATCCCGGCGGCGCTCGCGCCAGCGGGCACGGCCTGCTATGTCGAGGGCATCGCTGCGACGGGCTTCAAGTGGATCCCGCGCGCGGGCGTGTGGACCGGGACGGGCGAGCAACGTGTGATCGGCGATTCGCTCGCGCCGATCAACACAGAATTCAGGTACAAGCTGACGACGTCGCGCGGCGTCGAGGTCGAGTCAACGCCGGTCGTGCGCCGCTGGCGCGGCCTATCGCTCATGACGGACACGGCGGGCAAAATGCCCGTGAATCTCCTCTGGCAGGGGACCGATCAGCGCGAGATGAAGCTGCGGCTCACAGAGCACGAAGTGCCGGGCCGCAGAACGCCGGTCATGGTTTACGCACCGACAATGGGCGCAGGCACTGTCTCGCTCACCGCTCGCACCAACCTCAAGGACACGCCCGCTCTCAAGCTCTTGCTGGGCACGCCGACCCCCGTCGCTTTGTTCCACAATCCCGAGCACTGCGTGCAGTGCAGGGCGGGTGTCTGTGATGTTGATCTGGTGACGCTCATGTCGCCGACGGCGGTATCGATGGAGCGCGCAGCTCGGATCGATGTCGCGGAGCGCGCGTGGACGATCAAAGGCACGATCACGTCGCTGCCGCAGGCCTCGACGCTCCTTGCGCTCTCGACGTGGACGGACTTTGACGGTCGCGCGCTCACGTGGCAGGCGCTCGATGCTCGACGCCTCACGTGGGAGGGCTTCGACAGGACGATCTGGCAGGAGGAGCGATGAGCTTGACCGGCCCGGACGCGCGCATCCCTGACGATCTGCTGTCGTCTGCGTACACGCTGCAGGCGACGGTCGAGTCGTGGCTCGGCGATGAGTATCTCGGTGAGGTGCCCGTCGAGGACGGCTCGGTCGCCTGGGACGCTACGCAGCAGGTGCAGGGCTCGCTCTCGCTCACGGTCCCGCGCGTCGGCTCGGCGAGTGAGAGTGAGGACTGGCGGGACTGGGATCCGACGGACCCGTCGCATCCGCTCGCCTGCTTTGGGCAGACGCTGCACGTGTCGCTGACTATCGCGTCGGTGATCCCCGGCGGCGGCTGGTGGGACGTCCAGTTGGGCCGCTTCCTCATCACCTCGGTCGATCCCGGCCCCTCGACCGTGAGGGTCACGGGAAAGTCACTGATGCACCGCCTCGAAGAGGACAGGCTCACGACGCCCCTGTCCCCCATGTGGAACGGCACGCTTGCAAGCGAGATCCGGCGCCTGGTCGGCGGGCACATGGGCGTCGTGATCGACACCGGTCTCGTCGACCGATGGTGCCCGTCGATGACCTGGGGCGAGTCGCGGATCGACGCGGTGTACGAGATCGCGAAGGCCTGGCCTGCATCGATCCGTGAGGGCGGCGACGGAATCCTGTACGTGACGCCGCCGGTCTCTCCTCCTGTCTCGCCGCCGAAGCTGCGGCTCACGGACGACCTCGACGGAACCGTCGTCGGCGTCTCATCGCAGGTCTCCCGAGACAAAGTCTATAACCGGGTGGTCGCGCGCGGCCAGGACGGACACGACGAGGGCGCGCCAGCGTTCCAGGCGGTCGCGGATCAGACCACCGGCCCGATGAGGACCGACGGCCCTTACGGTGTCGTCCCCCGCTTCTTCTCCTCGCCCCTGATTACCTCGCAGGAGCAGGCACGCAAAACGGCGGAGGCGATGCTCGCTGAGTCGATCCGCCGAAAAGTCAAAGTGCCCGTGGAACACGCGCCGGATCCGCGCGTCGCGCTCGATCAGCCGATCGAGATCGTGACGCAGCCGGTCTTAGCGGCTGAGCCGAAAACGCTCTGGGGCCTCGTGACCGCATACGAAGTTCCGCTGACCTATAAGGGCACGCAGAAAACGGACGTGGAGGTGACGCTGTGACCGTCCGAGTCATGGACCTAATCTCCTCGACCCCGGATGATCTGCCTCCCCGGTACGGGTCGGACAGGTCAACGACGGCGATCGCGCGGATCATCGACCTTGTCGAAGGCGGGCGCCAACTCATCGTCTCCCTGTACGGCGGAGCGGGCGTGCAGATCCCCGCGACAGCCGTCAACTGGAACGGCGTCAAGACCGCGCACGTCCTCCTCGACCCAGACACGGGACGCCCCGTCCACGCGCTGGGGCCTGCCCCGTCCCCCGAGGGGCCGCTCCCAGCGGTCCCGAAAACGCCCGAGCCTAAGCCTGTGGCCCGGCACGCGGTGCTCACGCCGCAGTGGATGGGCACCTGGACAAATGCCGGCTGGTCGCGCTACGGCGACGGCGGAGCCTGGCAGGGCGCCAACCCCGCAGGCCAGCGCCTCCGAGGTCTCGTCACCTACGGGCGCCAGCTTGAAGCACTCGGAACGATCACGATCACCCGGGCGCTTCTCACCGTCCGGCCCGCGTCGCACGTCCCGCCCTGGGCGCTCGTGATTCAGCCTGCCTCCTACTCGGAGTCGGGTCCGCAGCCCACCGGCGCAACGCAGACAATCAACGTCAACGCCGCGCAGGCGCAGGTCGACATCACGGCCCTGGCAAAGACCATCCCAGCGGGCGCTGGCCTCGCACTCGTCGGAGCGGCCTACGGCGGCATCATCAAGGGCGGTGACAGCGCGGCCCTTCACATCGACTACACCGAAACACTCACCACCAACCCCGCAGAAAGGCGTGCGCAATGAGCTACCAGGACCAGCGCGGACACAAGGTACCCTCCCCTACCGACCCGGCCCGTCGGCAAGATCTCCTCGACCTCTCATTGTCCATCCCGTCATACAAGGCCTGCGCGTCCGAGACCGCCGCCTCCCAGTACGTCGCCGCGCTCGCGGGCGTGGGCCTCACCGCGTCCCCTGCGCAGCCTGTGTATGTCTGGAGGACTGATCTGAACGCTATCCGCGTGTGGGATGGTCGCCGCTGGTCGGGCGAGTCAAATCTGCAGATGGAGTTAGCGGCAACAGGAGACGTGCCTGTCGGCAGTGGCCTAAGCGCCGGCGTGCGGAATGGCCTCATCAAGGCAGGCAGGGTCGCGACATCGGCGACGGAGGTTGCATTCGGGAATCTATATCTTGACTTTGTAACATTCCAGACGCCTTTCCCGACCGAATGCGTGTCTGTCACGCTCACGCCGTTGTATGGGACGGGGTCGGGAGGCTGGAACTTCAAGAATGCCCAGCAGTTCTGCCTTGACTCGATGACCAGGAATGGCTTCCGTGCGATGCTGCCGGGGGTCACGACCACAGGCCGTCACGCCTACTCCTGGGTTGCAGTCGGCTACTGACACCCCACCTGATCTTTCACGCCCTCGGACAAGCCCGTCCGGGGGCTTTCCTACACCCAAGAGGAGAAACAATGGAACCGAATATCGAGCAGCTCATGGCGTCGATGACCCCCGCGACGGACACGCCGCCTGACGTCGTCGCCCCGATCGTTATCCCCTACGACCAGCC